GAGCCTTAACGGAAACATTAGAGACTTTTGAAGTTGAAAAATTGAAGCTCGAAACGCAAGACATCGAAACTGGCATACAACATCCGATTGATCTTGTCGCAGACAAGTTAGTTTACTACACAGATGTAGAGCTAGGAGGGCGCTATCCCCTAGCAGCTAGCATTTGGGATGCTTTAACTCAAGCAAAAGATAGTAAAAATGATGAATTAGCAGCATACTTCGGAGTAGGTGGGCAAAGGGTTGAGTAAACAGGAGCGATGGTATGAAAAAGGAGAATCTAAAAATACTGGCTAATTATGCATATATTTTAGCCTCCGCTGCGTTTTGTATCGTCGTTTTGCCGTTTTCGGTAAGGTTGACTTTTGCTCAGATTCAGCCTATAGCATCAGCAATTTCTACATTTGCTGGGATTTTATTCGGTTTCGTGTTGGGTTCAATAACCTTAATGGCATCCGCTAAAGATAACACACTCATAAAAAATATCGGTAAAACAGGATATCTTCGAAGATTTACTGAGGAAATGCATTCAACGATGGGATGGTTGCTTTCAGTTTGCATCATCTTCATTGTATTGTTATTTTTCCCTGACACATTAAAATTTAAGATACCCTACATAACAAAAAACGCGGAGTACACATATGCCCAACTTTTACTGCAATTGGGCATTTTTGTCTTGCTCATCACCTTTAAGAAATTTTACATCACATGGTTACGTCTTAAAGAAATCACAAGACTTATGTGATATCAAAGTGTCTACTGTCTTCTAGCATATACATAAGACCATCAATGAAACCCATCGCTGTTTGCAGTTCCTTCCTGATGGTCCCATCAGAGCATTTGCGTTTCTTAGCTATACTACGCAATGATATACCGATAACAAAATGAGCGATAATCAACTCATACTCTTCCGGCTTATATTTCCGCAATCTCGCTACACATCCGTCGATCATGATACCTTCATCATCATCGCATTGCTGGCGTGTTTTCTTTCCATGAGGTAGCAAACCTTTAAACCCAGCTGCAATGGGTTGCCAGCCAACACCGCTACTATCAGCAACAGCCCATGCACCCCAGCGGTCTAAAATTTCATACATATCACGCATTAACTCATCTCCACTGAATTAAGCCAGCACGCCAATTGCCAGCGAACGATCCAGAAATCGAAACAGCAGCTCCAGCTGTGAGCCGTGCTTCTCCTCAAATACCACGGTGTCAGCGTGTAACTCGTCGTGATGCGCTCTGCAAAGCGGCAACACAAACAGGTCATGCGCTTTCGTTCCCATCCCACCTTGTCCGTGGCCTATCAGGTGATGGGGATCATCTGCTGGTTTGTTACAGCAGACACACTGCTGGGACTTAACCCAGCGAGTCCAGCTCTCGTTTACCCAGCGGCGGCGCTTTGGTCGCAGCATGAATGATTCCGGCGTTTCAGGATCTACGCGAAGACCGAGAATCTTTTTCTGCACCACTTCGCTCGCGGCTGGCTCCGGCACAATATCGCTCTCCTTCATCACCGGTTGATGCTTTATTTCCGGCAATCGCAGGGCTTTACGGGCCAGCGATTCAGGAATGACGTGCGCCAGATTGTTTATTACCAGCCACCAGCACAACTCGGGGATCGTCAGTTGATGGTCTTCTTTGAACCCCAGCTGTGAGCGGATGACCGTTATCAGCCAGGATACCAGGTTCCCACGCGCAATGCCTGCCAGCGTCTCTGTGTACTGATCACGTACCAGGTTATCGCAGGCCCAGCAAAGGCGGATGCTGCCAGGCTCATGCCGGAACAGCGTAAAATTTTCGCTGTGCCACGAACCGTGCGGGTACTGGCATTCAAACCGCCGCTCCAGCTCGGCCTCCAGCGAGCTGATACCACCCGCGCGCAGAATGACGTCTTTGTTTTCGAATACTGGTTTCAAAACCGGGTCTTCTGCCAGTGGCTGCGTGGCGGGAGGGATGACGCCGGTTGCGTAGTCACTGTATTTTTCCGGTGCAGGCTCAATCAGTACTCGCCCTCTCCTGAACATCGGCATGAGATCAGCACCTGGGCGAAGAAGAACAACGCCCATGCGTGGGGCAATCTCAGGGGTTAGTAGTGCTCTCATATCATCTCCACGTCAGGCAGCTGCACGAAAACGTCGGATGGTGATTTCTACTTTCCCTTTCTTCACGATGTTCCCCCACTCCACCAGCATGCGCTTAACCTGACTGTCGTCTTCCCAGACGCCTGTTAGAGTCAGGGCATCGAACAGCGCTTTGTTGTAGTTATCGATATCCCGACGGCGCTGATCCGGCGGATACAACACTATGTGAACCTCGGCCAGATCAGAGGATGGCCGGGGAACGGCCCGCAGTTGCTCAATAATCGCCGCTCTCGCTGCCTGCTGGAACTTGCGCCCTGTCTCGCTTACCAGATGCCTGCCTTTCAGCGGTCCCTTGCTCGGGGCGCGCCAGTAACTATTTACGCTCGGTGGAAATGGTAAAGTCAGTTTCATTTAGCCCCCTTAAAGGATCGCTACAACGTCTTTTGCGACTTCCCGCGTACTGCTTTTGCAGGAGATCGAACGGCGCGCTTTGATGAATTGCAGGTTAAAACCATGCTCCCGGTACAGGTCGAGAACCTTCGGTGCAGATGAGTTAGAAATCACTACCCGAGCCCCACGGTGAAAGGCAGATACACATTGCTTCGCCAGGTCTACCTGGTTCTCCCAGCTAAAACCACCAGCAGCATAGGCGGTGAATCCGGTTGTTCCCGGCATCGGTTCGTAAGGCGGATCGCAGTAAACCACATCCCCTTTCCCGGCCAGGCTGATTGTCCGACGGTAATCAGCAGTCATGAAGACGCAGTTATGCGCCATAGCCGCGAAGGCTTTCATCTCATCCATCGGGTAATACGGAGCCTTGTAGCCTCCCCAGCCCACATTGAACTTGTTCGCCTGGTTGTAGCGCATCAGGCCATTGAAGCAATGCCGGTTGAGATACAGGAATGCAGCTGCGCGTTCAGTAGCATCCAGCGTCTGAGCGTTGAACTCGGAACGGATCAGCTCATAGCCATCTGGTGACCGCATGTGCTCGAACATCCAGCGGGCCTTCAATTCCACTTCATCCGGCACCACCGCTAACATCTGATACAGATTAATCAGGTCCGGGTTAACGTCCGCCAGCAGGTAATGTGCGTGCTTTTCGCTGTTCAGGAATACCGACCCACCACCAACGAATGGCTCTATCAGGCGTTTCCCTGCCGGGATATGCACGAACAGGTCAGCAAGCTGGGTATACTTTCCACCAGCCCATTTGAGAAATGGCTTGCTCATGTGCGGAACCCCGAGTTTTCTGGCAATGAGTAATCAACCCCTTCGAAGCTGGCTCGCGAAATCGACGCCTCCTGGCGGGAGCTATTGAGTGGGGCAGAAAGTTTTAACGACAGCTCATCCCATTTTTCCCGCAGTTTCGACGGGCTAAGCACGTTTTTGCACCAGAACGAATCTTTGTTGGCGCGCTTGAACAGTGAGCAAATTTGCTTATGGGTTCTCCCGTCCTGCATCACCATCAGGCGAACCTCATTCGCCCATGCGGTCCAGTTTGGTTCTTTAGGGCGAACTACCTCACCATCACTTTCAGCAGCCAGTTCGTACATGCTGATAATTTTTCCCCAAATGAACTCGGCGCAGGTTAAATCGTCCTGGCTGCCCCACTGCCGCTTTGCAGCGCTGTACACCACCGCGTCAGGATGTCGTGACAGAAATTCATCAGCAGAGCCCTGCTCGTCCGGTTGCGAAGCGTCCGGACAAGAAGGATTTATATCTGATGGATCAGTAGTTGATTTTACTGACGGATCCCCACCAGATTCTGACGGGTCAAAACTGGTTTTTTTGATGGATTCCGACGCCTCAAATTTTGAGGGGTCAATTTTTGACGCATCAGATTTTGACGCGTCAGATTTTGATGTGTCAGAAACTGACAGGTGAGAAAATGCCGCTTTCTGTAGTTTGGAAACGTTGAGCTGGTAGACGTTCGATGCATTACGGTTGCCGTTGCGGCGCTGTGTGCGAGTGAGCCACCCCTCTTTCTCAAGTGCAGCTATCGCCGTTCTGACAGTACTTTCACCAGCGCCAATCTGACGGGATATGGTCGCAATGGAAGGCCAGCAAACACCCTCATCGTTGCTGAAGTCAGCCAGGCGCGCCATGATTGCCACGCTGGATAGCTTCATCCCCGAAGATGCACAAGCGTCCCAGACGTATCCTGTTAATTTAGTGCTCATGATCGTCCTTTATTTCTCTGAATTTACGTCTGAATTGCTCGAGGGGGCTAAAGCATTCATGCTCGTACCCTTCACGCAGGTATATAACGCGCTGTGTCTGGGGCTCCCAGCGTATGACCCTGACCGGGACACCGTAGTGATCTCGGAACCATCGGTTGAGCTCTCGCATACTTTCTCCGCCTGGCCGTTAAAGTCCCCTACCACCCACTGAGCAAACTGGTAGCAGACAGGTTCGAATCCGCCTGGTACTCTTACCCCATACACGAACTGCACCGGTCCTGCTCCACCAGGAACTGGCCGCGCTATAAGTTGCGACCTGCGGTATTGTGTTGATAAACTGTTCATGCGTTAGTAATCTCCACTGATAACGACACGCCACGACGCCAGGAGCTGCAACTCGCTGGCGTCACTTCTTTTTGCGTGAAAATAACGTGATAATTGCGGCAATCTCTTCTTCCCGAGCTGCCAGGTGGCGGCGGTGATGCACCATGATTTCTTCGGCCTCATGCCTTTCAATAACGCCATCCTCAAGTGCCTGTTCGATAATCTGATCAACCTGCCCTCTGGCGGCAGAGGTACGCATTGCCCGGCTAAACAAGTCCACGCGATCCAGCTCTTCCAGGTGTGGAACATCCACCAGCAGAGCACCACGACGGCGGGCGAAGTAGTCTGCCAGTAGTGACGTGTTGGAAATGTCTTCCATCGCTTCCAGCTCCGATACTTCAAAAAATCGACAGCCGTTTTTCTCGTAGAGGTTGTTGTTGAACTGCGTCACGGTCATTCCCAGTGCGCCAGCCATTGCTTCGCGCCCACCTGGATATGCTTTGCACATCGCTTTGACGGCTTCTTTGAGGTTTGGCTCTACCATATTGATTTTCCTTTTGTAGTTACTTTCAAGCAGCTGAATCTGTAGCCTTTTGGTAAAGTTCAGGTCGAAAAACAAGCTGCCCATTAGTACGATATGCAGCTTCTGCAGCACGACCTTTTGGGATCAGACTGCCCGGTCGTTTTCGCCATTGATAAAAAGCCTCAGGAGAAACACCGAAGAAGTCAGCTGCCTTGTTGGGGGTTCCGAAGAACGTTTCTAACTCTGTTGTTGTCATACACCCTCCTAAATTTATTTAGATATTAAGACCAAAGCAAATTTAGGTCAATTAAAGCTAAGATAATTTAGTTTTCATAACATGGCGAACCACAGTGAGCACATTTGGAAGTCGTTTAAAATCATTAAGAAAGGATCGTAAGCTTACCCAGAAGCAACTGGGTAAAGTTGTTGGAGTGACAGATGTCACCATTGGATACTGGGAGAAAGACCAAAACATACCCGGAGGAGTCTCGCTGACAAAATTAGCTCGGTATTTTGGTGTTTCTGAGGACTTTCTCCTCACCGGTAAAGAGGAACTCTCCAATGTAGCGCCTGGCAACTTAGGCGCTATGCAGATCCCTATCATAAGTTGGGTTCAAGCAGGAACTTGGACATCTGAAAGTGATGCTCGTAATTTAGAGGGTGCCGTGGATTACATTTTAACAAACGGCGCTCATTCGTTTGGTACCTTCGCTCTTAAGGTACGTGGAAAATCTATGGAGCCAGAGTTCAAAGAGGGAGACACTATCATTGTGGATCCTGACTTGTGTCCTGGTCCTGGGGACTATGTTGTAGCCAAAAACGGTAGTGAATACGCCACTTTTAAAAAATACCGTGCAAGGGGTGTCAACGAAAATGGTGAAGAGGTTTTCGAATTGGTCCCGTTAAACCCTGATTTTGCTGCTTTAAACTCTGCTGTTGAAAAAATTTCCATCATCGGTGTCGTTGTCGAACACCGCCGCCAGATGCGCCGCTAATCCTTTCCTCTACTCTATCAATGGTGAAAACTAAGAATATTTAGTTTATTCACCTTGACCAAAAACTAAATTATTTTAGATTTCTTTCAGCGGTCGCGAAAACGTGTGATGCACGGAGACGACGCAGCCCAGACGATATCTGAGTGGCTTTAAAAACAGATGGGAGCCGGTGGAAGCCCGGCACACAACAGGAAAAAGCACTGTGTTAGTCAAGAGAGTTTCCAGTTCTTCAGTGCTCTTTCCGTTGTGTGGAGAACTAACGTACCGCCATTGCAGTGGCGGTCCACCATCAGCAAGAAATTTTAACCAGCTATTCGCCCATTCTCATGGGTTGGGTTGCTGCACCCTAAATTTACGCGTTGCAGCGCGTCAGATGGAGAACAAAAGATGGCTAAGACAGCAAAACAACTGATTAAACAGGCGTACGAAATAGCCAAAACTATGCCACCAGAACAGGCAGCAATCATCAAGGAACTGGCTACCGTCCTCGATGTTTCGAATGTAGCTCTGCGCCAGACGCGCACCGAACGTGACGCCCTTCTCGCAGAGGTCAAATCCTGGGCGAAGGAGTGTGATCGTATTACTGAGCGATATACCAAGAAGCGCATAAATCTGCATGTCCTCGAAGCAATGCGCGATTTGAAAGCAATTTCCCCCACCAGCTTCCGTAACGTGGAGGCTCTCTGATGGCTAAAGACTCAAAGGTTGTATACGGCGCCAGCGGCAAAACGAACGTTTTAACGTTCGAACCTGAAAGCCTGCATCTGGTTACCGACAAAACTCACCCACTTTACGATGAACGGGTCCACCTTCCTATCGACGAAGGAATGGTTCTGAACATAAAAGAGCTGGGTGTACTGGAACCTATCATCGTCTGGAAAGACCCTGAAACGGGGTCTCACCTGCGTAGTTGTAGGCCGTCAGCGCGTAAAACATACCCTGGAGGCAAATAAACTCCGTCTGAAAGAAGGCAAAGACCCACTGCTTGTTCCCGGAGTCGTTAAGCGCGGATCAGCAAATCAGATGGCTAAATACATGGTCAGCGAAAACGAAATTCGCCGACCTGATACACCGCTTGGCCGGGCTAAAAAAATGTCAGACGCGCTCGACCGCGGGCTCGATGAGGACGACATTGCGGTGTTGTTTGGCTGCAGCATTCAGACCGTACGCGCAACTCTGTCGCTGCTGGATGCCACCCAGGCTGTTCGCGATGCAGTGGAGTCCGGAACGGTCACCGTTACCCAGGCGCGTCAGCTGGCATCGCTTAAACCCGAAGAGCAGCGGGAGAAGGTCTCCGAAATCGAAGCGGCAACTGCTGGCACAACCGGCCATGAAAAAGCCCGTCGCCAGCGTCAGATCCTCGGCGATGCAAAGCCGCGCCTGAAAACCCGCAAAGAAATTACAAAAGCCCTGGAATCTGCCGAGGGTGAGTATGCAAACGCACTGCGTTGGGTGCTTGGGGAGGCGGTATGAATATTGATCCTGACAATTACAGCAAATACACGCTGCGTCGGTTCGCCGCCCTGTTCGATGTGATCTGCTGGGTGCTGATTGCCGTAGTAACCGTTGGTATCTGCATGTTTATTGAATGGGTGACGGCATGAGTAAATCACTGAACGCACGTTGCATCCGCCGCTGGGAAGTTGAGTTTAAACCTCTCTGCGACTCAAAGCGCAATCCGTACTGGCGCAAGCGTGACCTTCGTGGGTATATCCGCGAAGCGGCGCTTACCACCGCTTACAGCATGGTCGAGAGCATGGCTGAACGTAACGCCAAAGTTGACTATGACGGTGAGCCGAACGGCTGGACACCAGAATTGTCGGTCTGGTATCGGGAGCGCCATGAACAGTACCTGAAAGAGGCGCGTGACTACCTGGACGAAGACGCTACCAATGACGAAATAGACGAAGAGATCGAGAACGAGCTGGAGGCCTGGAATGACTGAGCAAACCATTCTCGACATGTGCTGTGGCTCCCGCATGTTCTGGTTCGATAAACAGGATGAGCGCGCTGTATTCAGTGATATCCGTGCTGAGCAGCACAAACTTTGCGACGGACGCAGCCTGGTTATCAGTCCGGACATTATCGCCGACTTCCGCGCGCTGCCGTTTGCTGACGCATCTTTCCCCATTGTCGTGTTTGACCCGCCGCATCTTGAACGAGTGGGCGAAAACGCCTGGATGGGTAAGAAATACGGTCGCCTGAATAAAGACACCTGGCGCGATGACCTGCGTGCGGGTTTCAAAGAAGCGTTCAGAGTGCTGCGGCCACACGGCGTACTCATCTTCAAATGGAATGAAACCCAGATACCGGTGAGCCAGATTCTGGCGCTCACTGACGAGAAGCCGGCTATCTGGCAACGAACAGGGAAAGCGGACAAAACGCACTGGGTAATTTTCGTGAAGGGGGCCGACAAATGATAACCGGGACTACTAACTATGACGATGTGGCAGAAGTCCGCTGCAATTTGTGCGGCGGTTATTACAAAGCCGACGATCCTGAAAGTCACGAATGCGATGAAGAAGCCCTTGACGAAATTGAGTGTGATATCTGCGGTTTCAAAAGTACTGACCCGGACGGCGCTCACTACTGCTGCGAGGATAACTCCGATGACTGATATCACCGAACTGGCGCAGAGCCTGAAAGCGGCAGCGATCGATGCCAAAGAGCTCGCCATTATCGCCCGGTATTCGAAAGGCCGTGCGGCGGCGGAGAAATTTTACGCCCTGGCCAACCCAAACAATGTCATCGCGCTGGTAGAGGCGCTGGAGAAGGCGCAGCGTGCCAACGCAGCACAGGATGACCATATCAACCAGCAGCAGGACCGTATCGAGCAACTGGAAAAAGGCCACCAGGAAGCCGCAAAGCAAATCAACTCATGGCGCCGGATGGCGAAGCAGAATATCGCTGAGCGTGAAAAGGATATGGCTGAACTGGATGCTGCCCGCCAGCGCATCGCCGAGCTGGAGTCGCGCACCGTGAAGCTGCCAGCTGAAAGATTTTGCCCTGCGGAGTACGCCGGTAGTCAACTATGGTCAGAAACTGAAGTTTGGAACCAGGCCATTAGTGCATGTAATGGCGCACTCCATACAGCAGGCATCAAGGTAGAGGATGAGTGATGAAAATGGGAGAACACATGGAGCCGGTTATCGAGCTCCTGGAAGAACTGAACGGCAACAACACTGATGCAAAACTAAAGCTACTCGCCCTGGTTATATCGGAATACATGATAAATGCGGATGTTACTGGCTTTGAGGTCACAGCGGGGAAGATGAAAGTTTCCGTAGATATAAGCGCGGAGGAATAGCCCAATGATCAAATCACACATAACGAGAGAACGCCTGCAGGAAATCGCTGAAGATGGATTCCTGAAGCATGGTGAAAGCAAAGAGCTGGCCCGCATGGCGCTGGCCGCAATGGACAGCGAGCCGGTGGCGTGGACAGATGAACAGGAGTTGCGAGACGTTGATCGTTGTGGTTGCGGGTACCTTTTCACTGTTAACCCTGTTACTCCGCATGCAGACGAGCGCCGAATTATTCTGCTCTATCGCCACGCGCAGCCAGCGTCGGAACGTGAGCAGGTACGCAGTGCGCATGCCGAGTGGTCACAGGCAACTTTCGGTAATGTCGGCCCGGTTGGCCCG